TTCGATGTAGTCTTTGAGATTGGTGTAGGTTTCACCATGTAACATAGGCAAGAAGTCACTATCAGTTAAACCCTTGAAACGAATCAAAGGTTTCATACCATCATACTGTGATACTGCCTTTGAACTACCATACAAACTGGTTGTTTCAAACAGGCAGGTTGTCATCTTGTACTTTTCATCCAACATTCTACGAACTTCATGTGTGGTACAAATCGCAGCCAGTAACTTACCACCAAGATAGTTGAAACCAAATGGTTGTGCAGGTACAATAACAAAACCCATTGCAGCACAGGCATTGAATCGTTGAGCACCGCCTTCGTGTTGTGTGAAGACTTGACCCAGCATTTCGTTACGAGGTTTGCAGTTGATAACAGGAGAACCAAGACGGATGAAACCACACCACTTCTGCGTTTTCTTTTCTAAGATAGCAAGACGCAAACAACGGCCAGGAATACTGGTCATATTTGAGTGACTTGAAATCATATTTAAGTAAGTGTCCCATCGGTCTTGTGGTAATTCTACCAGTTCAAACTCCATGTCAGCAGGTGACATAGTAAAGTCTGAAAACAAATCTTCTTCTGGTCCCATGCCAAAGAGAACAGGTGACCGTTCTGCCATAGATGCCAGTTTCTGTTCTCTCATATACTCGTCAATACGCCCGAACTTATCAAAATAGTCCGAGAATACTTCAGCGCATTTAACTGCTTGTTCGTGTGTTAGTTTAGACATAATGCAAATAAGAACCAATAATATATTTTGGGCCACTAATCGGTTTCATACCGATATGTGGGTGTGTCCACAATGGTGGAAAAATTAACAATCGACCTGCCTGTGGTTTGACTTTCGCTTCAATTGGTGTATTACGATTACGTTGAAACGCAGTCTCACCACCATCTTGCACATCATTCAGGTACCAAAAGTAAACCAAGAATCTACGTGCAGAGGCATAATCACCAACGTCAACATGGAAAGAAAATTCATCAGTATCATTTGGTTGATATCGTTTCATACGGAACTGTTCATAACCCAACTTCTCAGGCCATGATTTACCATCAATACCAAATTGTGTCATGTATCTACCAAGATAATCTTGTGCTGTGTCCATCAATGTATCTTGGACACTAAGCCATGTGTTTACATTTTTGGTGATGTTGATTTCGGTGAATGAACGATGACCATTCAGAACGGTACTTTCGTGTTGTTCAGTATGGGTTTCAAATTTGTCAATAATATCCTTGCACAAATCCACAGGCAATACATTATCATAAACACCAACATAATCCATCATACTTTAAATCCACCGAAATCTTTTTTGCGTTCTCTGTTACCAAATGTGTTGATTGGTTTGTCAGGGATGCCTGCATCAGCAATATCTTCTTGTGCTGACATTTCTGCATCATACAACTTCATCTTAGCCTTGTCAATACCAACAACGAATCGTTTATACAAGTTAGGGTCACCGTAACGATTCTTCAACTGCTTGACCATAATCTGATTCAGGCCTTCTAGTTCTTCGTTACTCACCAACGCAAACATAAAGTCGGCAGTCGCAGGCAAACCAAACGATTCAGATGTATCTTCCAAACCAACGTCAGAGTTGGAGTAACCACTTCGTGTAGTCTGTGTAGCAGATACGATTGGCACATCCGATTCAACAGCAAGGCCACGCAATTCTTCAGCAATAGACTTGATGTAAGTATAACTGTTGACCGAACCGCCTTGTTTGATACGAGCAGAGGCACAGATGTTCAAGTAGTCAACAAAGATAATATCTGGTCTGAAGTTTTTCTTCAATTGTAAATCATTCAACAAAGCACGGAAGTGTAGAACACTGGCACTTGCAGTTGGATATTCTTTGATGATTAAACGACCTTGTGTCTTAGATGCCAATGCGGAGAACTTACGAGTGTAGTCCTCTTTGGTCATAGTCTTCAATTCATCCAAGTCTGTATTTAGCATATTAGCATCAATACGCTCTGCAATCTTTTCTTCGGCCATTTCCATTGTGATATACAATACATTCTGACCCTGTGCCAAACAACCAGCAGCAACGTGACACATAAACAAGGACTTACCAACGCCTGTACCAGCGAGAGCAATGTTTAGTGTCTTACGAGGCAGGCCGCCTTTTGTAATCTTGTTGAATAGGTCGAGGTCAAAACGAATACGAGATTCAACCTTGTGGTATGAATCATATCGTCTGTCATAGTCTTTGGTGTAGTCATGGCCAATGTTGTTGTCAAACGATACACCAAGTGCATCACTCAACAATTGTGGAATCTCACCTTTGGCTCGTTTACCTTGTTTGTCGTCCAAGATGCCAACAGATTCCATGATGGCATTGTAAATCGCTTTGTCTTGGCAGAACTTCTCTGTCTGCTCAATCAACCATTTTGTTTCTGATGGTTCGTCTTTGTGTGTATGGATATCATTCAACAATTCGATAGAAGACCTAACATCGGGTTCAGTTAGGTTCTTCTTCTCGGTAAAGTTGATTACAAGAGCCTCGTGGGTTGGGAGGTTCTTGTACTTGTCAATGAAGTCAAATACTTCCTTGAAGACTAACTTCTCAGCATTGTCCGCAAAATAATCTGGTCGAATGAATGGCAATACCTTGCGAGCATATTCATCATTGTAAATCAGGTTCTTGAGGATAGTCTGTTCTAGTCTGTTCATTTTGTTGTGTCAATAATATATGTGTAAGAATGTCACCTAGGATTGTATGAAATTTTTCATCTTCTTTCAAGGCTTCTTCTGTATGTTCACCTAGATTAACTAGGTTGAAACCGAACTCAAGTCTCGCCATGTCAATGCCGACTTCTTCTTTTACTCGTACCTTGTTGTAGTGATAAACCACATCATGGTACTCTTTCAAAAGAAGTCGAATACCAGTTATGTCGGAATCCTCAAAGTCAACAAACTGGTAATCAACATTTTCTTCAAGCATCTTCGGTTTCTTCCTGAACGGCAGTAGTTCCCATAATGCTGCCGTAAGCGATTTCATATTTTTGCTTAATGAAGTCATTGAATTTCTTATCTTTCAAAATTGGTTCCATGAATTCAGCGGTCATGGTTTCCTTCACACGGTATTTCTTATCAGACACTTCACCTGTATCCATGTCTACTTTTGAATACCAACCATTGCTAGGTTTGACAACATGGCCGGATTCAATTGCAAGGTCAAGAATACCAGAATACTTGTCAATACCACCATCAAAAGATACTGAGATAGGGATTTTAGATTTCTCTTTAACATAACGGGACTTTTCTACGTTGATAATGAAGTGATAACCGACAATTTCAGTACCTTCTTTATCTTGTTGTCGGCCAAGAATGTAAATGTTGTCAGCAGAGTAATACGAACCTGTACCACCACCAACGATATCTTTAGGGAACATACCGATTTCTTTGTAAGTATGGTTAACTACAATCATCGGAATATCTTTCATTGTCAAGTGTGGTGTGACCATACGGAACAACGACTTGACTTGTTTTGCTCGTGACATATCTGCAACTGATTTACCATCAAGTGCATCGTCAACTTCTTTCTTAGATGCCAAGTTACCAATCGAATCTAGGATAACAATCAACTTGTCACCACGTTCAATGTTTTGGAACTGTTGCATAATGTCAAACTTCAACTGTTCAATGTCAGTCAAAGGTGTGTGCATCACTCGGTTCATGTCGATACCGAATGTCTCAAAGTATTTGATTGGTGTACCAAACTCTGAATCATAGAACAACAAAACAGCCTCAGGATATTTGTCGAGGTACGACTTAGCCATCAACAACGAGAACGCTGTCTTGAAGTGTTTAGATGGGCCTGCCCACATTGTAAGACCAGGTGTTAGACCACCAGTCAAAGAACCTGAAAGTGCCACGTTAACCATTGGCACTTCGGTTGTAATCATATCTTTATCATTAAAGAACTTCGACTTAGATAGGATTGAACTATCTTTAATTGTCGAATTCTTTTTTAGTTTATCAAGCAAACTCATTTAAATTCTCCATCAATATTGGTAATTTTGTTTTTCGGTATAACTTCGTTATTCGTATCTGCAAAGAATGATTCTATACTAATTGACGTATCATTGTCAACCTTTTTAGGTTTCTTTGCCTTAGTTTTCTTTGTCTCTATAAATTCAGGTTCGACCTGCATCTTTCGGTACGTTTGATTGGCCGCAATCAGTAGTAAAACGGCAAGTGGGTCAAACACCACGATAATAATTAGAATAACTGCTCGTACAGCCTTATCTATGAATGATGGGTCTTCTTTATCATAGAACATCTCGGCGATGTACTTGATAGGACCAATTTCTGCCGACAGTTTGTTTTCTTCTGCCATCAAAGGCAACTTCTCTTTACTGATTCGGTTCAACTCTGCCTGTGTCTCTTGGATTTGGGCATCAATCTTCCTAGACGCTGTGGCTGGGTCGCCTGCACGTTTGAGTAGATAGTCTAGTCTCTCTTTGGCAATCTTCTCCTG